ATCGAAATCCAAGACTTAAAACGAATGATTCGCAATGAAAATAAAACTATCAATAGGTTTAATAAAAGTCTTGGCTTTAGAAAGTATAATACAAAAGGTCTTCGTATTCGTCCTCGTGGTCCTAGGGATGGTGATACACATGACACGCCATTTAAAAATGCCACTCACTTTGATGTGTACATAAGAGAATATTATTAATGGCACATTTTAAAGCTAAAGTCGATAAAGCTTTTATTATTCAGCGTGATAAAAAAATCAGCGAAGATAATAGGCCAAATCCTTATTTTCGGTGGGATTCTGAATTCGTAGAATTCCACCAAGTAAAGGTCGATAAGTTTCAGACTTTATATGATGGTTATGAATACGATACATATCATGAGATGCTTGGAGCTGTTGACTATAAAATGTATTCTAAGTCTGGTGTTCACGTATCTGAATATATACAAAAACAAATTAAGGCTGGTAAAATCGATCAGCTTGGCATTTGGATGTGGTCTAGATCATGGCCTGGTCCTCTTGAAGAAAATCAAATAGTTGAATATGAAATCCTAGATTATGTTGATGCAAAAGAAGCATTAAAGCACATCAATGAAAATAATAGGTTTACATATCCTTTAGAATATGATAGAATATAATTATGAAATATGATGATGGCAAACCCCCGATTCACCTTGTACCAACTCTTGCTATTGAATCTGCAGCTCGAGTTTTAGAATTTGGTGCAAAGAAATATGGTGAAAATAATTGGCGTGATGATATAAACACGACTGAGTGGAGTAGATCTTATTCTTCTCTTCAGCGTCACTTAATGGCATATTGGAATAAAGAAGATATTGATCCTGAATCTGGTCTTCTTCATCTTGATCACGCTTTAACTCAACTTATGATTCTTCGTGTCGCATACGAAGAAGGCAAAGACATGGATGATAGATATGAAAGTAAATAGCGTAAATGATGTACGTCAATTTTTTATTGATGAACTCAAAGATGAAGCATTCACTATAGATAAAACTGGTGCTAAAACTATTGAAATGATCGGCGCATCTTTTCTTGCAACCGAAGAATCTATATTTGGTGTACCAAATCAAGCCTATATTAATCAAGAATTATTATGGTATCATAATATGTCAACTAATATCAATGACATTTATGGCGATCACCGTGGTCCTCCTGCCGCATGGAAATATGCCGCCAATGCACATGGTGAAATTAATTCTAATTACGGTAAGCTTATCTTTAGTGACACTTACAATAATCAGTATGACAATGTGCTAACAGAATTACTGGAGAATCCTGATGGAAGACGTGCTACTATGGTTTATAATCGCCCTAATATTTGGCTTGATTATAAAGATAACGGCAAAAATGATTTCATCTGTACCAACGCCGTTACTTATTATATTCGTGATGGTTTGCTTCATGCTGTAGTTCAGATGCGATCGAACGATGTAGTATTCGGATATAAGAATGATTACGCATGGCAAATGCATATAGTACAAAAACTATGCGATGATTATAATTTCAGACGTTTTGAACGTACTGCGAATGGCGGCGGAGCTATTGAACCTGCTGTTATGACGTGGCAAGTTCAAAATCTTCACGTATACGAAAGGCACTTTGATCTTGTCAAATAAATGGGATAAGCGGTATCTTAAGCTAGCAGCTGGAGTAGCTAATTGGTCTAAAGATCCTTCATCGAAAATCGGTGCGATTGCTGTAGGATCGAAAGGACAAGTGCTTGCTCAAGGCTATAACGGGTTTCCAAGAGGAATCTCCGATAGTTTTGATCGATATGCAAACAAAGATGTCAAGTATAAGTTTGTAGTTCATGCTGAAATGAATTGCATATACAATGCTACATATAATGGTGTATCACTTGATGGCGCAACTCTTTATGTTCACGGATTACCTGTTTGCTCTGATTGTGCAAAAGGTATTATTCAAGTAGGAATTCGAAAAGTTATAATGCCATTAGCAGAATATCCAGATCATTGGATGGAATCGTTTGCATATTCATCAGAACTTTTTGCAGAAGCCGGCGTTTTTTATGAGTTTGTAGAATGATAGTAGGAACCTTTAGTAAAATACCTAAGAAGACATCAAGCCATAGTTATGGTTATGCCAGAACTTGGTCAGAAAATCTTGATGTACCTATTGACCATACGAATGGAAAGCATAAAGATGTTTATCTTCTGCCTGGTGCTAATTTTGGTGGTACCATTAATTTTATGGGTGGGTTTACAGAACTTCATAAGGTTTGGATCGATAACTTACTCGCTTCAGAAACAATAACCGTACTGGACGGTCCTCCAGTTGACTATGGTGCGCAGTTAAAGAAGCGAAAAGACGTAACTGACAAAGGTTGGTGTGATGCCATAACTGAGAAGCTTTCAGAAGCGAAATCTCTTGTAGGCAGTGATTTGCCACACGAATGGTTAGCAATTGGCGATAGTCACGTGTGTGCATACGCACCGAAGAATTCAAGTGTAGTCAAACAAGATGGAACTACATTGTTTGGTCAGATCAAAGAAGATTTTGCATATATTAGATCTCATATTAAACCACATCATAAAGGTGTCACTATATCTCTTGGCAATATTGATGTGCGTCATCATTTATGTAGAGTTGAAACTAACGTTTGGGAACTAGTAGACGCATATAGTAAATTTGGTAGAAGTCTTGATATTGAAGTAGAATATGCAGTACCATGGCCTATTGAATTTGAAGGTCGTAAATTACCTAAAACTGGTTATTATAAAGGCAAACCATTTTGGGGTTCAAGAGGTGAAAGAATGCAAGCCGCATGGAATATGGAAGGCTGTATGAAAATATACGGAATGAAATTAGTAAAAGCGCCTCAGGCTTGGTATGATATGGATGAAGAAAAATTTGCTATAGATAGAATGGAGAAACCCCAATCTGTACATCTTAATCCTATGTTTTATCGCCGTATGAATTGGGGCGAAAGTGAAAATACATTAGAAAGCTTTATGTGATGGAATTAGAAAGAAGACCGAATTACGATTGTTATGTAGAATATTTTTGGCCACGTTCTAAATGGCTTGAAGAGAATTGCTTAATTGGCGATGTTGATTATCTTGGGCCTGAAGCTGATGAAAACGTTAACGATGAACTGATGCAGAATATTCCTGCATATAATTGTGTATCGCGTACGTATGAAGGATTTAATAATGTTAATCAAGATTTAAATCATGGCACTAATCAAATAGTTTTTAAGAAAAGACCAAAAGACGTACAAGAACGTATTCATAATTATGTTACTGACAAATGGACGCTTCGTGAATACGTCTTTGCTTATTATACGCATCGTAGTACAGGATCAGGATTTTATGCAGGTAAGCCATGGCATGGATATCATCATAGTATTGTAAGTCATTTTGGTCTACACGAAACTGCAGATGAAATGGCAGATCTCATGAAGCAATGGAAAAAAGCCGGTAAGAAAATGTTTTCTACTATTGGTAATCAGAATCCTACTCCAAAGAAAGGTATGAATCTTCCTGAACATATTACGAGTTTTGGTTTAGAATTGATGGATGAACTGACAGAACATCTTAGAGAAAATTATAATGCTGGTAATCCACCTCTTGAACAGAAATCTTTAACCGATAAACTTAATCAAAAAAATATAGATAATGGTATTCGTCGTTGGAACTTTCCGTATGCGCAGACAATTGCAGATATTGCTACATACCATCCACAATATGTAGATCCGAATAGTAGTTTATATTGTGGCAATAATGCCCGTCAAGCAATCGAACAAATGTTTCGAAAACCAAAGGGAATGAGTCAAGTAGAATATCACGATCTTGCACTTGCGGATCTTACAGAAAATTTAGGCACAAATGCCGTGGCTCATGAAGATACACTTTGTATTTTTGTAAGATTTTTAAATAATCTTGATCGATCAGGTCGAGGTCTTAAAAACGCATCTGGTTATTATATGATGGATAAGAATGATAAACCAATGTATCCTACAATTTGGCGACCAGATGCATTAGAAAAGAAAAGAGAGAAAGCGAATTTAGCGGAGTTCATGATATGAAAAAAGAAAAAACATTTGCTCAAATTGTAAAAGAATATAGCAAGCATAGAAAATATATTCTTGCTGCATTAAAGAAAATGAAAGATAAACCAGCTTGACTATATTGATTACCGGCGGCGCTGGTTTTATTGGATTTCATCTTGCACTATCGCTGAAAGAAGACGGTCATAAAGTAGTTTGTATAGACAACTTTAATGACTTTGTTCACGCGCCCGATTTAAAACATCATCGTTCCGATATTCTAAAGTCAAAAGGTATTTTTGTAGAAAATTTCGATATTGGTATTAGACATAATATCGAACCACTGTTTGGTGCTTATCGTCCTACTACTGTGATCCATTTAGCAGGCCATTCAGGAGTCAGAAAATCTTATGGCAAAGCAAAGCCTTATATTGAAAATAATATTTTAGCTACTCATAATTTTATTGAGTTATGCGAACAATGGCCAATTCAAAACCTTTTATATGCTTCTACTCCTGAAGCCGAAAAGTCTATAAGTCCTTATGGCTATGCGTCAGCGGCGAATGAATCACAATTTAAAGTATCTACTATATTTAAAAATGTAGGCATGAGATTATCGAGTGTCTATGGTCCATGGGGCCGACCTGACATGGCTCTTTTTAAATTCTCTAATGCTATGACGTTTAATGAGCCGATCAATGTTTATAACGAAGGAGATATGAAAAGAGATTTAATCTACATAGATGATGCAGTAGATGCTATAAAACTTATAATGGATGAAGTAATAAAAACTAATAATCCTATGAAAGAGATATATAGCATAGGAAGCGGAGAACAGGTTAAACTTTTAGATTTTATAACTGAGATTGAAAATAATTACAATTATAAATTTAAAAAAGTTATGCATCCTATGTATCCGGCCGAAACAAAAGAAACATTGTCAGATATTACTAAACTTCAAGAACTTGGTTGGAATCCAAAAACTTCTATAAAAGAAGGAATAAAGAATTTTTGTGATTGGTATATTGACTATAGAGATAATTGATATGGAGATTTAAATGATTATCAACTTTGACTACAGTGATTTTTTTGATATGTTAAAAGAACAAATCAAATTAAAATTACCTGAAGATTATAATTGCGTTCCTTGTAAAGTTTGGGCTAATAATATTCATGAGCTATCAGATGAAAGGCCAATGATGGCATATGTTTTTCATTGGCAAGGATATAAATCATTATCGCTTGAAGATGACATTCAAACTTGGGGTCTTAAATGCGAAGCGTTTGTACCAAATAGCACAGCCTTGATTACGTTTCCATGGGGTACAGAATCTGATGACATAGCAACTGATTCTGCTCCTATTCTATTACATGTAAGAAATCAAGACTTTGAACTACCAACGGCCGACGTAAATTCCTAATCCGTAAATTATTCCAGCCATAATTGCTGAAGCTACTAACGTTAAGAAAATGCCAAATACCCAAGCGATAATAGTTTCTTTCATTTCTTGGGCGGCGTAAACAGCTTCTTTCTGTTCTTTTCTCATTACGCCTTCTAGGTGTACTATTTCTTTCCATGCAGATGGACCATATACGGCTGATATGTAACTACGTAATTCTTCACGCATCTCATCAGCCTTCTTTTTATGCATCCATACTTCTACAGCATTTGCTTGTACACCACCGCCTAGTTTTTTATACCAAGGCGGTTTATCTGCTTTTTGATGTGCGTAATCAACATCAGATATTGCTTTAGCCCATTGGCCAAGTTGACCATGCATATCTTGAATATCTCTGCCAACAGATATTGCTTGCTTTATTCCATTAAAAGCACTCGTAGCCAAACCAATGGCCGTTACCGGATCAATCATTCACATTCCTCCATGCTATCGATATTTATAAAAACGAACTATTTTACAAGCCTTTGTTTTTAAACAATTTCGTTCGGCGCTTTTTTGTGTACATTGCTTTCAACATGCTGTAGGATGGTATTATCAAAAGGAGATAGAAGATGAAATATACAGTTTATCAGATCCGCTACACAGAAGACGAAATCGCTGGAATCAATGCTGGTACTAAAAGCATGAAGCGTGAGATTCGCGATGACATGGCTATGGATTTCCGTGGTGAGAAAATGGTTGATCTTGTTGAAAAAGCTCTATACGAAAATCTTTATACTGGTGTGGCTCAAATCGAAGCTACTTGTTTAGATGAAGTCTTTCAAGTTGGTAACATTGGTCCTGAGTCTCAGATCACTCGTCTTGATCGTATGGCTTCTGTATCAGTTGGTGATCTTATCGAAGACGAAGATGGTAACCGTCACGTTGTAGCAAACTTTGGATTTAAGGAGGTAGCGTAATGATTATTGTAAATGATATTCAAGATGCATTGATGATGAGAAAGAAACTGATGAGCATTGTTCGTCGTTCTCATAATTTTGGCCATAGTCGTGCCACTGTTTTAATTGAACTACTCGACATTGTTGACGATCTTCAGCAGAACATTGAAAGAATGGAAGCTGATATGGAAGTTCAGCATGATCTTTGGAGGACTGAAATTCAAATGGAGGAATCTTCTAATGCAGCGTAAAGGTAAATCACACAAAGCGGCCATGGGAAGTGATGGCCGCGTCGCATTAGGCGAAATCATTGATTTTATGAATGAATGTGCCGGAGTTTTAGAACTTGAAGGCGATGAAAAATCTGCTTTTTATTTCGAGCAAATCGCTGAGTTTTTAACTGAGAATCCTTATAAGGGTTTAAAAGAGCATGCAGGACGAGTTCTAGGCTTATAAATAAAAAATGTCAAGAGTAGTCAACATAGCAAGTGGGATATTAACCATGACAGGACTCGGAGCAGTAGCCGTAACTTTGTCTATGATGCATCCTTCGATAGATACTAAACAGCATGACTGTTTGGCGATGAATATCTATCATGAGGCGAGGGGTGAAGTCATAGAAGGTCAGATCGCAGTAGCACACGTTACACTAAATCGCGTAGACCATGGAGAATGGCCAAATAATATTTGTGATGTAGTATATCAGCCTAAACAATTTAGTTGGACGTTTATGATTGCAGATCAATCTCCTACTGAATTTAAAGCTTGGGCACAAGCAAAAGTTATTGCGCGTGACGTAATGATAGGAAACGTAGATGATCCTACCGAAGGAGCTACATTTTATCATGCTACATATGTAAATCCATTTTGGGCTGAGCAAATGGAAATAAGTAAAATAATTGATAAACACGTATTTTATACTTGGGATGGAGTTTGGGACGAATAGATGATTAATTATAAATTTAATGAAGGTGAATTGATAGCAGAATTTAAAGATTATATCGATGCTACATATGATGGGCATTATGCAACTAATAAGTTCCAATCAACAGAAGTAATTATTGCAAGAGGCCATGGTACAGGCTTTTGTATGGGAAATGTTGATAAGTATTCAAATCGTTATGGTAAAAAAGGCACTCGGGCTGATGCTCGAAAGGATTTAATGAAAGTTCTCCACTATGCCCTCATTCAACTCTACATTCACGATAGCGAAGAAGAAATATAAATGGATTGCATATGATGCGGATGGATATGTGCTAATTATATCACACTCAAAAAAGATTGTAGCACGCCATTTACAAGATTTAGGATATGATGTAATATATAATCTGTAAGCGTTAATAACGAATGTATGGACCGCGGGGCAGTACCGCGCTGCTCCACCATAAACACACTGAGACGTGCAAGCGTCAGTAAGTCTAAGTAGGCTCGCAACCTTGAGCAGCAGTGTGTTTTTGATGGGGCAGAAATAGGATCGACATGTATTCTAGTTTACAAAATACAAATGCAAACGATAATTTTGCACCATCTGGTTACGCGCTAGCCGCATAATACAGGGGGTTGGCCACTTACCTAGCAACAGAAAAGTGGTTTTATTATTAACTTAACTTAGGAATAAAAATATGAAATTCGCAGCAATTGCAGCAGCCGCACTTGTAACGGCAACATCTGTCTCAGCTAATGAGATCGGTGCAACAGGCATCTCATGGGGTGTAGAAACAGAAGCAGCGTATACGCTTAACGACGCGGCTGGTAACGATGTAGAAGATTTTGGTGTAAAAGTTACTCCTGAAATCGGATACACAATGTTTGGTGTAGGTCTTACAGCCGATATGGACATTGCAATTTACAACAATGAAGAATTTAAACTGGACAAAGCATTTGATGATCCAAAGATCAACTTCGGTGCATCATACGAATTGTTCAATGGTCTTGCGTTGTTCGGTGAAACAACTTGGGATATCGACGGCGAAGATGCTGTTGCAACAAAAGTTGGAGCTACTTTTAACTTTTAATAAATACTTCTAAGGGTCACTACTTAATAAGTGCGCGGGGGGCCATGGTAAGCCCCCCTTTTTTATGAAAGGACTACACTATGAAAAAATTATTGTTAGCCTTAGGATTTGTTGCTGCATGTGCACCAGCACATGCTGATATGATTCAGATAAATGTACCGTGCGATCCAGCGCCTGAAGTAATGAGAATAATGGCCCAATATAAGAATGCATTATTGCTTCAAGGTACCGGTACTATTGCTTCTAAAGATGGAAAAACTTTTACATCAGCAGGTCAGATATTTTTAAATCAAGATACTGGAACACTTGCATTTGTATTATCTTTTCCAAACGATGATGGCCCTATGATGTCATGTTTAATTATAGCAGGTTCTGAATGGGAACCATATGCTGGCTCTCAGCCTTGGGATGAAAAGAAAGAAGACTTGTAATGTGGGTTTTAATATTTGTTTATCTTTATGACGAAATCCCTTATGCAGAAAAATACGGCCAATATAGATTTATGAATGAATGTTTTCAAGCCAGAGAAAAACTTGGGCTTGAGCTATCAGGAAAAAGTGGTTACTTTCCCTTAGGGCAACAAGCAATCTGTATCAAGAAATAATCTTGTATAAATAGATACACTGACAATGAAAACGGTGTATAAGATGTACAAGAATATTTCTGGACTTTTTTGGTTATTACTATTACTTTTTATTATGTTTAGTAGTATAGCGGTCTTTGCGCAAGATGCTTCAGATCCTATAGTTACAGAAAATTATAATGAGAGTGTAGTTGATTCTAATTCTAAAACGAAGGTAGAATCTCCTCCTCCTTCTGCAATCTCTCCGTCAATTAACTCGTCTAATTCTGATTTATGTACAGTTGGTATTTCAGGCGCTGTGCAAACGCAGATACTTGGCATTTCGACAGGAAGTACAGTGAGAGATATGAATTGCGAAAAATTAAAGAATGCTAAGGTACTATACGATATGGGTATGAAAGTCGCGGCCGTATCTGTTATGTGTCAAGATGAAAGAGTATTTAATGCAATGATGAATGCAGGCACGCCTTGTCCGTATGATGGACTAATCGGCGCTGAAGCAAAAGTAGCATGGGAGGCTAATAAAGAAGAAATACCAGATGAAGATAGTGCTTCATTTAATCCATTAAAGGATATGGACGATGATCAGAAATCTACTTTCTACGGCAGCGGTATCGTTGCTGGTCTTCTCTTCTTATTGTTACTCTGACACAACATACGGAGTGACACAGAATGCCGCGACAATGGGATTGTCGTGGAATATGACTGGTCTATTACCTAATGGAGCTGATGGTAGTTTACCTTATATAAAAGTCGATATACACGGTTTAACATATAGATATACAATGGTGAAGGACCCTAATACTGGATCTACAGTTTATATAAGAAATCAAGATTTAGAAGGAAATGGCTACATATTAGAAGAACAAGATGATTGGGCAGTAGGAAATCCAGGAGGAACACTACAAAAATATATTAGATTTCCATATACGCCGGCTTCTAGATTTGGTAGTGGTTCTATAGATGTAGAAGGCGGCGGAGAGATTACTGATCCCAGCGTAACATATAATTATAGACTTGAAGTTGATGATCGGCTTATGTTATGCACCGTAACACCATTAGCAGATCCTGCTTGCCCTGGTTTTGATCAGGCTTTATTAGATTATTTAAATAAACTTGAAGTAAATCCGGACGATCCTTTTTACGATGAATGGGTACAGGCCAATTTGTCATTAAACGATGAAGAAGGTGAACAAGAAGTTGAAGAAACAAAAATGCCAGAAGAAAAGTTATCTAACTTTGAAAAAGAATTAGGTGGTGAAAATACAATAGAAGATTTGGTTAATACAAACCAACAAAGAATTTTTGCTGCGCTAGCAGCTATACCAAAGATTGAACCATACTATATGATAGATATACCGGGCGGTGAATACGAAGAGACTCTTACATTAGAGGATACGAGTTTGCCTGACAATCCAAGAGCGATGAGAAATTTAGCATCAGATGCTAATCACAAGAAAATGGTACGCTCGCAATATGATAGAGAACAATAAAGGAAAATAAAATGTTCAAATCTATTACGTTTATGAGTGCATTTTTAATGGCAACTTCTGCGTTTGCAATTGATTCGCCTATTACTGGCAATGTATCTTCTAAGTGCTCTATTCATACCGATGTAGCAGGAGTTTATGGTAACCCAACGCCTGACGAATTAAGTAATCTAGCAGCTGACGGAGGGGTATTACCAATAATTCGCTATGATGTAACTATTGCAGATTATTATATTGCAAAGATCTCATGGCCAACTTCATTTACCTCATCACCCTCGCTTTCTGATTCAGTGACATGGGATGGAGAAGTAACGGTATCATCAACATCAGATGCTAATATGTCAGGCTACGAAGCCGCTAAAGTTGAATATGATAATCATACTGAATACGATCTTACTATCGCAGGTTCTACCTGGTTTACAGTTGAATCAGAAGCAAAATATGGTGTAGGTAAGTCTCTGCCAGGTGGTGAATATAAGGCCAATGTTGTTGCGGAGTGTATCGCGGACTAATGAATAAATTTTATTATGGGTTAGCGATATGCCTAATTACTTCTAGTGCTATCGCTCATGAGCTTACTCCCACATATCCAGAGTTAAAGCCATCGTATATTGATGAAGTATCAGTGACGACTATGAAAATGTGGAACAGGAGAAATGACGTACAATATTATGAGATAGGTGTTTTTGATAAAGAATGGAATCCAGTTCCGTTTGCATCGCCATTTAGATTACTAAAGATGGATTACCTTGAGCACAAATCATTTGAAATTTACATAAGAGATAAAGACGCAACTCGTGTTGAATATATTTGTACAACATCTAAACAATTAAAATCTGTTGTACAATCAACCGGAGTAAAATCTAAGATATGCTCAAGAATGAAATGAGATGATTTATGAAACGCTTAGTATTATTGTTTATCATATTTGGATCTGCTGTTAATGCAGATTCAAGTTCATTAAATTTACAGTTGCCGAGTGTACCCGGTAATTATCAGTCTGACAAATTTAGAGCAGGTGAACTTGATTGTTCTAATGCTATTGGCTCTGCTACTAACTTAGAGTTTGGAGTTACAGGATTAATAGATAAAGGTGATTATGATCAGTTGAACAACTATATTAATGGTGGTACTGATGTAGGCGTATATGCTAGAATAATGATACCACTTGGCAAAAGAGTAAAGTCACGCATTGATTGCAATAGGTTATATGATTTAGAATTAAGAAAGAAACAGCTCGAAGTAATGAAACTCGAGCGAGAATTACAACAGCTAAGAGAGCTACAATTCGAGGACTAAAATGGAAATAGTAACCGTATCTATTTTCGCAGGGTTTTTTACGTTTTTTGGATATAATGTAGCAGAACATCTTTGGGAAGAACATAAAGCCTTTCGAGCTGAACAAGGGGATGAAAGATGGCAGAATTTGAATTTGGAGGAGCAACCTTCAAAGGTGGAAGGATGTTCGCCGTCCTTACCGCTCTTAGTACCTTAGGAGGAGGTGCTTGGGCTGGATTTGAATTTTACAAAGATTATATGGATATGAAAGAGATTATCCAGAACATTGATACTGATGCAATTGCAGCTCGCAATAATGTAATTGAAACCAAGCTC